CTCTTCGTTGCTCTATTGCAAGGGATTGAAGCATCTCTTGGTAGACACAAATCAGCAATGGATTCACAATCCGCTCCTACGTCAATGACCAGCGTGGGGAAATTCCAAAAAGCAAACCAAATTAGGCATTCGCCCAACCCTACGACGGGTTGAAGGTTCGAATGAATGAAGCACGTTCAAATCTGACGGCTATCTCCCAAATTGACTTGACTAACTTTCAGTCTCTCTCCGCTTAGTCAAAAAGACTCGGCAGATCACGATCGTTGCACCACTGCAAAAAGTGACTCTGAACCCATGGGCTTCGGCTACGCCTACCCACTAGAGTTCTGAAAGGCCTGTACCCATCTCGGTGCTTTCCAAGGCACGTTACGGGATGTTGACCTTCCTACCAAATGACACTGTCTCTCACAATGAACACGGACGTTTTTACCCCTAGTCTTCAAGGGCTATGGAATGTAGTCAAATGAGACGGATCAAGGCACCGCTATACCACGCTGTTGGGGAGTACTTTGTACGATCCTCGTCACGTGAATGTAGTGTTCCTCCCGTCCTTACACGATTTATTTTCCATATCCTTAAGAGAATTAAGGTTACTTACGAACACCGTTCCATTGAACTGAGTTCATGTGTTAATGAAACCAACCAGAACTAGTCGAGCTACTTATCACTCCAGATGAGGAGCTACTCGTAGAACTAGAACTGGCAACTGAAGTAAAGTCCATTTCTGGACTTCGCTTCAGACTCGTCAGAATTGATTCCGACCCAACTGAGAGGTTCGATAAAAGTCGAGAAGCCCTCTCAATAGCAACTAACTTCCGAAGGGAAAGGCTAGTCGCGTTGGCTGGAATAAGCGCAATGAAGAGCTCTCCAGCAGTGACCGTCGTCGCAGTCAGAGACAGGGCAAGCGTCCAAGAGGAGCTCGCCGTGTACGTCTGAAAGTAGTCGACCGATTTTGCATCAGCTGCATAGACCGGACCGGCTCCATAGACACTTGTTGCACCCGTTGGGGTGGCTGTCAAACCAGAAATGACAGTCCCAGTAAAGTGTCCTGCAACCAGGTAAGTACCAGCCTGACAAGTCAGGATGGAATTGGTACTACATGAAATCGGCAAATTGTTCCAAGCTTTCTGGGTAGGAACAGTCCCCATCGGGTTTGCCGCCGACAGCACACCACCGGCACCGAACGCGTCCCCAAACCCAGTCACAGGTGTGACCTCAAGTTGGGGTATGAAGAATTCGACGTCGTAGTCGAGATAGATGTTTCCACAAGCTGTAGTTGCTGCAATCGCACTTGCTGCGAGTAGCACAAAGCGACCCTGGTTCGTCCATCGAGGATCAGTACCATCTGAGTCAACATACAGATCAGTCATGGGATCAACATCCTTAATCTCCCAAAAGACTGGTTTTTCGCTGCCCTGCCACACTTGAACTGGTTTTTCACCATAGTGTGCAGCAGCCCTCTGAAGATTCTGAATGCCTGTGATCCCAGTAGGGTCATCGTAGGTATCATAATCAACATAACCAATCAATTGGCCAGTCACTTGAGCGTTTGCTACAGGAGCATAACGAAATTTCAGCGACCGGAACTTGTAACGCTCATAGAGTTTTGCCATCGTCGCGAGACGAGCAATACCCAATGACGCTGGATTGACGACCTGAGAAATCAAGACATCACCAGCCGCAGCGTTCGAGGCACCGATTGTCACAGCAGTGAGGAAATCAGTACCTTTGATCCGAGCAGAGGCTCCATCGAGCCGACTTGATCGGAGCGGCCTCATATAGTTCTTCGCAGAAGAAGCTAACAATGGGCCACGCGCAGACTGCTTACCCTTTTTCGGTCGAGCAGACTTCTGACGCTTCGCTTTGGAAGCGGTTTTCTTTGGAAGCTTAAAGCCCTTACCTTGGCTCTTTTTGTCCGACATGGGATCCCCGGGACAACTTAGATCGTTGCCAAAGTCTTACACACAAATGTGTTGCTTTGGTCGCCCCAAGTGCGGTTAGTTTCCGCCGGCGACTGTTCATTTCGAACCCTTCCTACGTACCCGTGCAGTCTGTAGACATTCTGTCTACCAGATGACGCATTACCTCCACCGGTAACTGGCTTGTCAGTTTGACCCGATCGTGGTCATATTGATCCTGACAGAGAACCCAGTACCTTAGGTACAGCATTAGCATCATCCAGAGGCTTAGTACGGAATCATTTAGGACAGGTATTTAACCTTCCCCCGTTTTGGGCAGAAGAAGTCCTGACTGGACGCCACCATCCATGGAACATGGATCAATCATGAAAGGGTTGCACGAAGGCTAACCCAGTGGCTGAGAGTCTACAATTCTCTCATTCTTCGGTTCGAAACCCCATACACTCCATCCCCCAACACTCTGGATCTGGGTTCTACCCTATTCCACAAGTTCTGGGACTGGAGACATGATCTAGCGATCATAGTATGGACTTGATCTCTAAACAAGCAGAGTAGTACTAGTGTCACCACGATTCTACAGTGACCTCACGATCACACCCTTACGGTCTGCTTGAGTCCTTCCAATCGGTTGAGAGGTTAGCTGTTACCAGCGCCTCAAGGTGTCACCACCTTCCCTTCGCAGGGCCCCGAGAAAAAGACGAGAACAAGCTTGACAATTTACGTCGTCAATCATGTGGTTATCACGTTACCTACGTGGTAAGTTGTTAACCCGGATTCAAGCCGGGAAGGAATCCCATATTGACAAAGTCACATGAAACTCAGGCTCGCACCCTGTGCGACCAGTTCAACACCCTCTACACCAATCCTCTGTGACACTTGCTAGCGTCAAAGTCGAGCAAACACGACCAGAAGGACGGTGAGGGACGTACGTCGAATACCGACATTGAAGTTCACGGGTAAGATCTTCGGAAAGATCTATCCCAGAAGTTCCCTTGTATGTCAGAACATCACCAAGGTTCTCGAGCTTGTGAACATCCATACGGGCGACGCGCATCTTCAGCGATCGCATCACCCTTCTTGCCTTTGTTTCCAGAACAGTTGAACGCCATCTCGTATGGCCATCAACATCCAGAAGTCGCCACCCACAAGGCCCTTCCTCTGAGATCTGATCACGATAAACCTTACTTCGGTGAAATTCCCGGTTCAGGCACTCGTGAACAGCTCCAGCAGAGAAGAGCGGATTGGAATGGACAGACTCATCTGGCACAGGGACATCTTCATCGTCTAGGAGTGGAACAGTAGTGTAACCAATCGTCACACCATCGGAGCCATGATTCCTAGAACCAAGATAGTCACAACCGCCTTCGTCTAACAAACGAACAAGCGGTTTCCAACGTCCAGCCTCATCGGCCTCACGGACGAAACAACCAACTTTCAAAACCGGTTGCTGTGCAAGATATGCGGCATACTGTCTCTGCCATGCAGAGATGTGGAAACCCATATGGAGTCTTCCAGCCTGGTCCCGTTTGCCCCACGTGGCGCCATAACGATTAAGACCAACACCACCTTGACTTCGAGGGAGGAAAAGGTTCAGCTTATTTGAAGTTACTTCCCGGACCTTATCACCATTCCAGTAGAGAAAACGCTGGAATGCGAGACTAGGTTGTGTCGCGCCTCTCAGAACGAGTTCAAGAGAGACTACAACAGGGGGAGCCTCCAGGTCCTGATCGGACTTCGAGACTTTACTTCGACCCATAAGAAGGGCAGCTGAAAACCTCGGGAGATGGCATACGCCTGTATTCTCCCATCGGGAATCGAACAACTCGGAGTTGATAATCACGAATCGTTCGTGGATATAGTTCTTCCCGACTGACTTCACAAAGCCAAAGTCACTGAGATGATTAGACCACGTCTGATACACCTCGCGGCTGGCTGGAAAGGCGATATCATCGCCATTCACAAGAACACGAAGTTCTGTCAGATCCTTCGTTGGACAAACTGACACCCAGTAGCAGATGAGATTTGCAAGGCACAAGATCGGAAAGCTCAATGGAGAACCCATGAGCTGACCCGTCGCCTGTTCAACATCAGGGATTTCGGTCCACTTCGGATACGAGACAAGATGCTCGTAAAGGACCTTTCGGGCGAGAGTAACTAACTCAATCGCCTCCTGAGAGAACTGCAAATCATTAAGAATCCGTTTGAGAATCCTCTCAAAGATCGTCTTGGTAACAGCAATCTTCAGATTGTCCGTCGCGGCTGAATAATCGCCGGAAACCAGGAGCTCGCCAGCAAGTCTGGTCTTGAGCAAACTCTTGATCACATCTTCTGTGACCGTAGTCCCGATCAATTGGAAGATTTTCATCTTCCGCAGATTCTTATGCATCCACTTTTGGACGCCATGGACGGCTTGGTAGGCCTGCGCCCGCCCTTTCGTGATTGTTCTAACCTTGATAGGCTCTAGAACAGCTTCGACACCACAGGTCATCCGACCCTGTGTCCGCTCATACTCATAAGCGGCTCGAAGGACATCACGACGGGATGGAACACGCCATCCTCTCCTTTCCTCAACCAAACCTGGAGCAATCTCAATCATTGCGATTAGATCGTCCGGCCAAGGGTGGACAACCGGTTGCATGAACCGGTCTCTACCTTCTTGATCATCCTCATCCTCGATTTGATGGATCAACTCGCGGTGTTGCCCGCCGAGACCCCGACCGCGCTCAAAGCACGCGGAATGTGAAGGTTCACATTGCTTGTCTTCAAATCTAGAGAATGACTTGAGAATCTCGTCAGTACGCTCCTCGATATCCATCCGTAGTTCATCGGAAATCTCCTTTGAGGGAGTACCAATGATCTTGCGATGCTTTTCGAAGGTAGCCTTGATGAAGCTATCCGGCACTACATCACAACAACCTTTGCAATGAAAGAGACTCCAAAAAAGTCTAGAGTTCTTTGCACTCTTGCGTGAACGTATCCGAAGCTTCAAATACTGACGGACGGTACCGGAAAAGAGATAGTTATCCCAAGTGGGATCATCCTTCTCTGGTTTCTCATCATTAAGGAACTCAGCCATCCAGTACGACAGAACATACTTAAGCCTCTTGAGCGCTTTGCTATGTTCCATCCCAACAAGGGGTCGTACAAAACTTAGGATTGAATCAGTTGTGTTCTTATCCAAGAATTCTGGATCGTAATCACAGAAGGTCTCCAACAGACCCATCAACACATTCAACCCTGAGAGTGCCCCTCGGTCAACATGCTTCAAGTGTATGTCTTCCACGACAGACACTTGTTGACTGCGGCACAACTTCCCAATCACCACTCGTGCGTGATCGGTGAACTCCATACCGGAGACTTTAGCTACCTGGGTTATTGCAATCCAGAGCTTCGAGTCTTTGCATCTCTTTTCCAAAAGAGCATGCTGGAGTGAACCGGCCGTCTCCTCGACGGACAGGGAACGAATCAATAGACCAATAGCACCCATCAGGTCGCCACCTTTCATCGTTATTTGCGTAACGGTAGAATGTGACTTCCTAGCATGTCGTGCACCCAGCAGAGCTTCGTTCAGGC